AATCGCTTCGGAATCACAGAAAGAGGAAGATTACATAATGTAGTTTTCCTCTTTTTTTATTGATAATCAATATGTTATATAGTCTGATGCAAGAATGGAATGTACAAAAATATATGTTATAAAACATTATATTTCGCTACTTTAGTTATTATTATTAATTTTAAAATATACCAATAGTCTACCAAGTCTACCAAAAAATCTACCTAAAATGAAATATCCATCAATTAGGCTAGTTTTCGACAGAAAGAAGACGGCCACAGATGAAAAGCCTGCAATAGTACAGGTTGAGGTTAAACTCAATAATAAGAAAAAGTACATAAGTACTGGGGTGAAATTATATCCTGACCAATGGAAGAAGAATCAGGTTGTAAATAGAGTTGATGCTTATGAGTTGATGAACCAAATAAATAGATCAATAAAAAGCATAAGATCCTGGATAGACAAAGAGCAGGAGGCTGGGGAAGAATTTAGTTTTAGTAAATTAGATTCATTTATTGAGTATAGCAATAATTCTTCTGGTTCATTTATTGATTTTATTGAAAAACGAATAGAGATAAGAACTATTAAACAATCGACAAAAAGGCAACATCGTGTATTGGTTAGTACATTGAATGATTTCGGTAAAATACAATCTTTTGCTGATGTTACAGTGAAAAATATAAAATTGTTTGATGACTATCTTAAGTGTAATGGAAACTCACAGCCTACTGTTCACGGATATCATAAGAGGTTAAAGGTCTACATAAAGGAAGCTATTAAATTAGAACTATTGAAATCAAGCCCATATGATAATTTTAGTGTTCCGAAAGGAGAGGGGAAAACTAGAAGATATTTAGATGCAGATGAGCTAAAAAGAGTAGAAGAAGCAGACATGTTCGATGATTCAATAATGCGAGCTCGTGATTGTTTTATATTTTGTTGTTATACTGGGTTGGCTTACTCAGATCTGGCTTCGTTTAACTGGGAGAAAGATGTGAAGGTCAGAGATGGAAAGTTTTTTATAGAAGATGAAAGAATAAAAACAGAAACTTTATATAAAATACAAATATTACCTCCTGCAATGAGAATACTTCAAAAATACAACTATAAACTACTGGTTACTACCAATCAGAACTACAACAGAGATTTGAAGGTGGTCGCAAAGTACGCAAAGTTAAACAAACCTATATCCTCCCATACAGCTCGCCATACATTTGCCGTATTTGCACTAAATAATGGGGTAAGAATAGAGGTTGTTTCCAAGATGCTTGCTCATAGAAATATTAAAACTACTCAAATCTATGCTAAAATATTACAATCAGAAGTTGAAGCTGGATTTGATATATTAGAGAAGAAGATCAATCAAATAGGAAAGTAGTATCAAATAATACGTTTTGTTATTATAAATGAGGCTGTTTCAAAATAGAATTGAAACAGCCTCATTTTATTTTATTCTCATTCTTATTTAGAATATTCTAAATAATATATATCTTTGTATTGCTATGTGATGGTGCATAGAACATTCCAAATCGAAAAGACTTATGGCAAAGATTGACAAAAAAGGACGGATGATTGCCATTGCAGACTATTTGTTTGCCAATCCTATGAAAGAAAGAGCTGATATTTTGGCAATGTATGGCAAAAAATGGCAAATGTCTGTCAGAACTGTAGATAGAGTAATAAAAGAAGCCAAAGAATACAATTTAGAGCGCATAAATAAGCAAGAAAAGGCAAAAGAGGAACTACTCACCGAAGAAGCAAAGAAATCAATTATAAGCGGAATAATAAGCCGGGAGGAATCAATGAAGATTTTGTCAGAGATTGCAAAAGGTAAATCAGAAGACGAATCAAACGATGGCAATAGAATAAAAGCAATCCAGCAGCTCGCTAAAATGAGCGGTTGGGAAACTGCACCTAAAACAGAATCTACCTTACATATAGTTGTCGGAGATGAATAGTAGTTTGACATTCTCCCATAAACTATTCAATCCTATGTTTTGGCATGTTCGTGATGCTATGCGGAACAAGGATATTAGAAATATATGGGGTCAGGGTGGCTCTTCATCAAGCAAGACGGTTTCTATTACTCAGGCTACACTTATCAATGTACTTTCCGGTGAGGGATCAGCTATTGTTTTCCGAAAAGTAGGAGCCAGTATTGAGAATACCATATATGAAGAATTCAAAGTACAGGCTACCAGGTTAAAGATCTATCACCTTTTCAAGTTTACAAAAAATCAGATTGAATGTGGTAGTGGATTTCGAATTGATTTTTCCGGCTTAGATGATCCTGAGAAGATAAAGGGTATCACAAATTACCGATGGGTCATTCTGGAAGAAGTTTCCGAGTTTGATTACGAGGATTACGCTCAGATAACTTTTCGTCTTAGAGGTAAGGAGGGTCTTCAAATAATTGGCATATTTAATCCAATATCAGAGGAACATTGGATAAAGAAAAAAATATTTGATCTTGAAAAATGGACAGAGGCAGATAATCATCTATATGGTAAAGTAAAGAACCCTCTAACAAAAGAGGTTCTTTCGAAAGAATATAGTGAGATAGCAAAAAAACAAATCAATCAACCCAAGCAATTATATAACGAAAGAACAAAGTTAGTTGAGGAATATCCTTCCGATACGGTATTGTTTAAGTCTACTTACAAAAACAACTTTTGGGTTGTAGGCTCTCCATGTGGAACTTATGGTTTTTACGACCGACAGACCATAGCCAACTATGAAAAGTATAAAATAAATGATCCTACATATTATAGTATTTATGCACTTGGTGATTGGGGAACTATTAAAACGGGTGGAGAATATTTACATGCATTTAATTCAGGTAAACATAGATTAAAGCGTCCATTTATAAATAGATTACCTGTACATATTTCAATAGATAATAACGTACTTCCTTATATATCAATATCATTCTGGCAAGTAGACGAATACCATCATAATGAAGATTGTGCCTGTGGTAAAGATGGTTTAGATTATACTGAATTATTCCAGTTTCACGAGATATGTGCAGAGGACCCTTTCAATACAGCATCAAAAGCGGGTGAAGCCGCAAGATTATATTTGGAAGAAATAGGATATAATGATGTTATATATTTATATGGAGACGCAAGCACTAAGTCCGGCAACACTATAGATGACGAAAAGAGATCATTCTTTGATAAGTTCATAGACAAGTTAGAAGAAACCTATACTGTTGAAGACAGGATACCAAAATCAAATCCATCAGTGTCAATGTCGGGCGAGTTTGTTAATGCCATTTTGTCTGGAATGATCGACGAATTGGGAATGGCTATTGATGAAAGCTGTACAAAATCAATTGATGACTACGAAAAAACGAAGAAAGATGTAAATGGTGGAATACTTAAGAAAAGAATAAAGAACAAACTCACCGAGCAGACTTATGAGGAGCATGGGCACTTAACAGACGCTATGAGGTATGTCGTTGTCCGGGTGTTTGAAGAAGAATATACTAGGTTCTCAAACCGTCGAAAAAGAAATTTATATAAAGACAAAGATGCTATGCAATACTTTAATTCAGAAACAAAAGTCGAGTACAAGAATAGAATTGTATTTGTTACACCTGATTGCGAAAGAAAGATGGTAGTAGTCACTATTGGTTTGCATGATTATGCTGACGTTCTAAGTGTTGTTTACCGTGATGGAATGGACGAACCTATTCTTGAAGAAGAATTGAAAGTAAAGCCGGAATATACAGTATTTGAATGTAATAAGTCATACTTTCCGATCATACATAGCCTTAGAGGTAAAGGTTTTGAGGTAAGAGCAAAACTTGATGAATCTAATAAAGTAAAACGTATATCTGCGAATGACGGACTAATAAAGTCAAAATTCCGTTTTAGGAGCGACTATGAAATTAGTGAAGATTATATATCATTCATGAACAACATAATGGACTATAACGGGAAAGAAAATTATGAAGCATTGAATATCTTGTCGCTTGCGTCGATGCATTTAAATAGAACATATTTCAATAATTAATGTATCTTTGTATAAAACGGTGATTATGGAAAAAATAAATAAAAGATTTAGTGAGAGTGGGTTTGAATATAAAGGAATAGTTAATCTGCCAAACAATATACACTATTGGCATAAAAAAGTTGAATATAGCGATAAGCCATATAGTTATGCTCACTATTACATTTACAACAAAACATCGAATTTTGATACGTTTGAAATTATAGGAGAATTCCGCTTAAACAAGACATTGAAAGTTGGATTTGTTTTTACCCATGAAGCTCTCTTTATGTCGAACCTTGATATACTAAAGGATGTGGTTTCTGAAATAGAATGGAAGGCAGACAAATCAATAAATGAGAGCCTAGAGTTCACTATTGAATAGATACAATCTTTCTTATTTAGAATATTCTAAATAAAATTATATTATTTATTTGGAATTTGTCTAAATAGTATTATCTTTGCGTCAGAAGAGTGCCACTCTTTCAGCATGTTAAGTTACATGCTACCCAAAATAGATTGTTGGACGAAAAAACTAATATTCAAAGGGAAGAGGTGGCTTTAATCGGCTGCCTCTTCCCTTTGCTGCAAATATGGGAGCTATAAGCAATCTTCGTGATATGTACAAGCTGGCAAAATCTTATAATAAAGATAAAGCCGGTAATAGTTGGTACTTAACAGATCTTGTCTCCGGGAGCGGATGCAAGTTGATTGACAAACTTGACGGAAAAACTGACTTTGATATGTCGGAAGATGGAGATAAGGCGAAAGCAATGAATATTTGCACTCCTCTTTCCACTGTCATAGATAAGGTCGGATCACTGTTCTCAAAAGGCAAATACTACGTCGTTGATAAAGACAATAACGAATTAGAATCATACGACAACATCCGCAACCTATTAAACAATCCAAACGTACTTCAAACAGGCAAGCAGTTTTCCAAGCAGGTTGAAATGTGCTTGAAATTGTTCGGTTACTGCCCAATTTATACATTGCGTGCTACACCACAAGCGCTTCCATCTCAAATGTGGATTATTCCCCCAGAATTATTTCATCTCATATCTACAGGGAAGCTCTTCAAACAAAGTGATCTCAAAGAAATCATAAAACGAGCCTATATATCTTGGGGTGGTGAAGGGATTGGTCTTGAGCCAGAGGATTATTTTATAATATATGATTCTGAAGCAATAATAACGAGCCTAGACGGTGGAGAAATAGAGTTTAGATCTGTAGCAGATGGGTTATCTTTCCCTGTAAGTAATTGGGTAGCTCAAATGGCCGCAAGCAATACTTTGATTGTACACGGAGGGCCTAAAGGCATTATATACAGCAATGATTCAAGTGATCTTGGAAATGCCACCTTATCAAATGACGAAAGAGAGGATTTAAACAATAAATTCAAATCAAAATATGGTTTGGTTGGTAAAGCATTCTCTATTCTGGTGACTAAAGCAAAAATTGGATGGCAGCCTTTAAATTATGATTCAGGTCAACTTAAGCTTCACGAAGAAGATGTTAGGTGCACCAATAAGATATCTAATGCAATCGGTCTAAATCCTAATGTGTTCAATTCTGATAGCAAATATGAGAACCAGGAGGCTGCAGAAAGGAAGGCTTATCAAGGGTTGGTTATTCCTGATTCCGAACTTATAGCAGAAGCATTTACAAAAAACTTATGCCCGGAAGGGTGCTTTATCAAAATAGACTTTTCACATGTAGAAGTACTTCAAAAAGATAGAAAAGAATCTGCTTCTGCTCTTTCACTCGTAAGCACAGCATTAACAAAGTTAGTAGATGGGAAATTGATTACTCAATACGAAGCTCGTGTTGAGCTTGCTACTTACATAGATATAAATCCGGATGAACCAAAAGGAGAATATAACAATGACAATAAAGAATAGCAAATATGCAGGAAGAATGGGCAAGAGATATAAGTCCATTCAGTTAGATACAAAAGAAGTTTCTTTTGATTCAGACAGTAGGACAATTAGTGGCTATGCTGCAGTATTTGGAAACATAGATAAAGCTTCCGATTTACTTGTTAAAGGATGCTTTGCAAAAAGTATCCAAGAGCGTGGTCCTGAATCTAATGCAAACGACAAGATCGCTTTCTTGTGGCAACACGACATGAATGAGCCTATAGCAAGGATCACGGTTCTTAAAGAAGACGACCATGGTCTTTATTTTGAAGCAATAGTCGATCAGATTGACCTTGGAGATCGTGCTTTGAAACAATTGGAATCAGGAACATTGAATCAATTCTCCTTTGGCTATCGCTATGTCTGGGAGAAATGCGAATGGGATACGGATAGAGATTGCTTTATTGTTAAAGAGGTGATCTTATATGAGCTATCAGTAGTCACAATCGGATGTAATAGAGAGACAGAATACCTTGGGCTAAAGACTTCTGCTGAATATGAAAGCGAATATAAGAAGTTGGATGATGAACTGGATATAATCCTAAAAGGATTAAATAAGGATAAACAACAAAAGATACAGCGGATTCTCGCTAAAGCTATGACACTTGCTTCTATCAAGCCGGATGAAGAGAGGAAATCTCCTCCTACTATTCCACTTGAAGAGGAGGAAGCCGGCAAAGGCAAATCGAAATCCATGTTTGACAATTTAATAAAATAATAATCAAGTATGAAAAAGTATTTCGAGAAAATGAAACAAAACAGCATGATGGGAAGAAAAATGCGTTTCCGTTTTGCTTGCATGGCTTTTGCTGTATTGGCATTAGCGTTAATTGGTGTACTGTCTTTTCTGGCAGATCCTACTATTGGTGTCGTAACATTGGCCGGGTTTGGTCTTATGCCATTTATCGACACCAAGGATATGTCTGATGATGACAAAAAGACCTGGGAGAAGATAGATGAAGCGTTGGGTAAAGCCGGAGAATCTTATTTGAAGGAAAATATTAAGATTGAAGATTTCAAAAGCGCTGTTGTCGAATCCTTGAAAGGTATGGATGACTTTAAACAAAAAGACATTACTGGGCTTCTGGAAAAGAAAGTTTTTGATGAAAAAATTAAAGACATAGAGGACACTCTGGTTAAAATTAAAGGTTTGACCGAAAAAGCGGGTAATGGTGATGTGAAAATAAAATCTATCAACCAGCAAGTTCAAGAACAACTCAAAGAATTCATTTCTGACGAAAAAGGACGTAAGGTTGTTGACTTGAAGTCAGCTTGCCAGCAAGCGCCAGGCAATAAGAAAACTATTGAGTTGGCAATTGAGAAGAAAGCTGCAGTAGTAAGTACAGGTGTAGCGCCTCATTTGAGCCTTTCAATTGATCCGTCAATTGATGTTCAGCCAAGATCGGAAACTATCATTCGCAATTATGCTAATGTTACCAACATTAATACTCGTTCGTTGGTAATTGCGGAATTTGTTCCCGGCAACGGTGATGCTAAATGGGTTCCGGAAGGAGGATTGAAGCCATCAATGGACGCCACGTTGCAAGAAAGAACTGTAACGGTTGGCAAGGTGGCATTGACAGTAAAACTGACAGAAGAAACGTTGGTTGATTTGCCGCAGTTAGTTGCTGAGATTGAAACTGAGTTGATATACCGTATTGGCCTTGAAGAAGAACGAGGAATATTGGAAGGAACCGGAACGGGTGGTGAGATCGCTGGCATCCTTTCTACTGTTCCAGGTTTCGCATTGACTGGGCTTACCGTTAAAATGCCAAATAAATATGATGCTATTGTGGCTTCTTATACGCAGATTGTATCTACTAGCAAATCCGCTTATCGTCCTAACTTGGTTTTGATGAATCCTATTGACTATGCAGAAATGCAGCTTGAAAAAGATGTAAATGGTCAATACTTGCGTCCATTCCGTGTTGGCGACGAACTGATTCAAGGCTTACGTGTAGTTACTTCAACTGCAGTAGAACTTGGTTCGTTCTTCATCGGTGACTTCAACTATTTGAATATCCGTGACTATGTGATGTTCTCAATCACATTCGGTTGGGAAAATGATGACTTTACAAAGAACTTGGTTACAATGATCGGTGAAAAGAGATTGATGGCTTACATCAAGCGTCAATATCAGACCGCATTTGTGCATGATACATTTGATAACGTAATTACTGCTATTACTGCAGTATAACAATAGGAGGAATAAAAATGTCTAAAACAGAAAAGAAATCGTACGACATGCCTTTGGCAAAGAGATTTGAAGTCACATTTAAAAAAGCTTTTGGAAAGTTTCAATCAGGGGGCAAAACCTCTGTAACTCTTCCTATTGCACTAAAATGGATTAATCTTGGACTTGTTGATAAAACTTCTGAGATTGATGCTGCGACAGAAAAGGCAGAGGCTAAGGAGTTGATTGAAACTAAAAAGTCCAAAAAGGATTCTGACGATAAATGATTATAAACTATGATTACGAGCATTTCACAATTCATATCTGGCGATTTATTGATTAGCGGTTTGTCTATATCAAATAATCCCACTCCTGTAAAGGAGGCAAACAATAGTGGTATTCAAGCTTTCATTGATACACGTGAGCCTGAGTATTTGCGTAAGATGTTGGGTTGTGATGTTGCTCGTGATCTAATTGCGTATGTCAAGAACAGGCCGGAGGAGGAATCCGATAAGGTTGAAAAGTGGGAGGATATTATTTCGTGGTTCCAGGACTGCGAAATATCTCCCATTGCCTGTTATATATTCTTTTATTTCGTTCGATGGAATCAAACACAGGTTACTCATTTGGGTACTTTGAAGGCTAATTCAGATAACCCTGTAGTTAGTGCTGATTCTAAACTTATCGAAGCATGGAATATCATGGTTACTATGAACAAGTACTTCGTGGATTGGATGGAGAAAAGAAGATATGTTTATCCTGATTGGGATTTTAATCCTTGTATGCTTGAAACCATTAATTGTTTTGGGATATGAACAAGGGAATAATTGAGGTTGTCGGTGAAGTGGTCGATTCTGTTTCTAAAGAATACGGAAGTCATATCAACTTCATATTTGGTGACGATCTGTATGTGAACAGTATGTTGACTGCATATAGTAAAGATCCTAGAATTAGCGATTTGAAGTTCCCTTTATTTGTTCTTTTCACCCCATTCAATGAAGATCGGACAAGTAAAAGATATGCTTCTTCTGCTCCTGTTTCAATGATGATAGCTGTTGACACATTATCTGACTACACCAATGAGGAAAGGCTGGAAA